TCGATCCTGTTCCTGCGCGCCAAGATCGAGTTTGACCAGTTCGACGCCCTTTCACGCACCCGCGCGCTTACCGACGATGAAAGCCGCGCCATGGAGCGGGCTATGCGCCGGATGCAGGATTGGGAGGCGGCGTTGTGAATGGCGAACTCACCCTGCGCCGCCACCAAGCGCTCAACCCGCACTGGTTCGACCTGATGCACAGCCGTTGGGCCGCGCCGCTCAAGCAGGCTGCAAAGGCGCGGTTTCCGGTGAGGCGGGATGAAGTGGGGAGGTTTGCGAGGTGATCGAACTCCCTTATCCGGCGAAAATCCTATGGCCAAACGGTCGCGGGCATCACATGGCCAAGCACCGCGAGAACAAGAAACATATCGCTTGGGCGTATGCGGCGATGAAAGATCAGCTACCGCCATCCTTCAAACATGACGGAACGCCGCTTCGTATCAGGGCGACGTTTCATCCAAAGACTGCGAACTTGCCCGATCGAGACAATTGCAGCGCGTCACTGAAAGCATATCAGGACGGCATTGCGAAGGCTTTGGGTGTGGACGACGCCAGCTTTATCGAGCCGCTGATCTACATCGCCGAGCCGGTCAAAGGTGGCAAAGTGATGATAGAGGTTGTTGCTATCGACGCAGCCAGGGAGTAAAGGGAATGGGTGGGTGGCGGTTTGTTGCAGAACCAGCCACCCGATCATCGGCTAAAAGGGAGCCAACGACATGACTGGATATACGGGCGATTCTTGCCCAGCGCAACCCATTAGGGATAGTTTCAGGCGCGTTTTGTCGCACGTGGTTAGCAATGCTGAACCGCCGTGCGAGCAAAAAGAACTCATCATGATCATGCACGAAAACGGCCTGCTGACCACAGCGGAGACGTATGACCTGATCCAGATTTATGGGTTGGCGCGGGTATGACGCGCTATCAACGGATATGCCAGGTCACGGCGCTGCGTGACATCGACATTTACGAACGCTCGATCCTGATTCTGCTTTGCCAAAGGTGCAAGGCAGGGACGGTCATTACACCACAAAAATCCATCGCCCATGCGCTGGACATTTCGGAGCGGAAAGTGCGGTCCTGCATGAGTGATTTGGAGCGTGACGGATACATCAAGCGCAGCAAGACAACGCTCGGCAAAAGCGGTATCCAGCACATCGACAGGATCAATTTGCTATGCACCAAAATCGGGTTTCTGGAACCACGCCGTGCGGCACGCTGTGCCGGTTTGCCACCGGCACGCTGTGCCGCCCCTTATATATATACTAGGAACAGCGTTCCAGCCGGTTTGCAAAATGGTGCTTCCCTTGCTGTGATAAACGGAGGTCGGAAATGATCGACCTGTGGCCGCATCAAGAAAGATCCCTAGCCATGCTGAGAAATTCAATCTCGGCTGGGCATCGCCGCCCTCTCCTCAAGATACCAACTGGCGGCGGCAAGACCCGCGTGGCCGCTGCTGTGATCGAAGGAGCGCGGGCGAAGGGCAACCGCGTCGTGTTCGTGGTAGACGCCATATCGCTGATCGACCAAACCGTTGAAGCCTTTTACGAGGTTGGCTTGACTGAGATGGGTGTGATTCAGGCGGACCACATCATGACGGATTGGTCCCGGCCTATTCAGGTCGCATCGGTCCAGACGCTGCAACGTCGCGACATGCCCGATGCCACGGTCGCTATCATCGACGAATGCCATGTCGCGAACCAATGGCTGCACAAGCGGATTGCGGCAGACGATTGGAAGAACAAGATTGCTATCGGCCTTTCCGCGACGCCATGGAGCAAAGGGCTTGGCAACGTTTACGATGACCTGATCAGCCCGGTGTCGATGCGCGAGCTTATCGACTTGGGTCGCTTGCTAGACTTCCGCGTATTCGCGCCTTGCCATCCCGATTTGAAAGACGTTGCGACCGTTGCGGGGGATTACAACGGCGCGCAGCTTGCTGACACGATGAGCGACAGTGCCTTGGTTGCTGATATTGTCTCAACCTGGTTGCGCCTTGGCGAAGGTCGCCCAACGCTGTGTTATTGTGTCGATCGCGCCCATGCCAAAAAGGTTCAGGAGCGGTTTCTGCAAGCCGGTGTGCCTGCGGAATACATCGACATGGCAACGGAGGCTTACGAGCGGAAACAGATCAAGGGCAGACTCGAAAGCGGAGAGACCAAGGTTGTTTGCAACATCGCCACCTTGACGAAGGGCATCGACTGGAAGATTGGCTGCATCATCATTGCGCGGCCCACGAAATCGAAGATGCTGCATGTGCAGATTGCAGGGCGGGTCATTCGGGCGAACAGCGGTTTTCCTGACGGGCTTGTCCTGGACCACAGTGACAATATGCTTCGCTTAGGCTTGCCAACAGACATTCGGGACACGCCACTTTGCACGCTGTCCAAGGGCGAAAGAAAAAAGGAAAAGCCTGATCCCCTGCCAAAGGAATGTGGTGCTTGCGGGTTCCTAAAACCGCCAAAGACGCGCGAATGCCCTATGTGCAAGCATATCCCGGAGGTAACGTCGGATATCGAGGAGGAGGAAGGCGAGCTTGTTCAGATCGGCGGCGCAAAGCGCAAATTCAGCATGGCAGACAAGCAGGAATGGTGGTCTGGGCTCCTGTCGATCCAAGGCAGTAGGGGTTATAAGCGGGGTTGGGCATCGAACAAATACCGCGAGAAGTTCGGCGTATGGCCAAAGGGATTAGCTGATCAAGCGGCGCAACCCAGCGTCGAAGTGACCAACTTTGTGAGGGCCGGGCAAATCCGGTTTGCTAAAAGGAGGGCCGCGTGATGATCGGAATCGCTGATCAGTGCCGCAACCGTTGGCACGGCATTTTGCCACAGCTTGGCATCCCTGCGCGCATCCTGGATGGTCGCCAGCATCCTTGCCCGATGTGTGGCGGCAAAGACCGGTTTCGTTTCGATTGTAAGGAGGGTCGTGGAACATATTACTGCAACCAATGCGGCGCGGGCGACGGCGTCCAATTGGTCATGATGGCTCATGGGATAACTTTCCGTGAGGCCGCTGATAAAATTCGAACGGTCGCTGTTGGTGCGGAAATATCGAAGCCAAAGCCCAGCATGTCGGAGGAGCAGCGCATCAACGCACTGCGCGACGTGTGGAAGGCCAGCAAGCCAATCACGCCAGACGATGACGCCGGGCGCTACCTTGCATCGCGCAAGATCATCGGACCTTACCCGCCTTCATTGCGTTTTGTTCCTAAGCTGAAAGTGACGGGCGAGGACGTGAAATTCCTGTCTGCGATGATCGCGATGATTCGCGCTCCAGATGGATCGCCACTGACGTTGCACCGGACATACCTGCAAGACGGCGCGAAGGCTGCGATAAAATCTCCACGGCGCGTTATGGCGGGCGACAAGCCAAACGGCTCATACATCGAACTTTCGCCCGCCGCAGAGGAGATGGGCATAGCGGAGGGCATTGAGACGGCCATGCGGGTTCAAAAGCGCTTTGGCGTCCCCTGCTGGTCCCTTATCACCGCAGATGGGTTGAGGGCCTTCACGCCGCCGCCTATCGTCACCAGGTTACGGATATTCGGTGACAATGACCGCAAGTTCGCCGGACAAGCAGCAGCCTATGATTTGGCTAAAAGATTGGCTATCAAGAATGACCATATCGCCGTCTCCGTTGAAATCCCCGAAACCCCAGGAACGGATTGGGCTGATGACTAAGACCAAGGAAATAGCTTGCCTCCCACTAACCCAGGAGCTTATTGAAGCTGTCGGTGAGATGTATTCTGACGGTTCAAGTTTGACCGATATAGGCGTGGCAGTTGGCATCTCTCGCCACCGGGTCAAAACGGTCGTTAAGAAGCTTGGTATCTATCGCGCACCGGAGATTACGGGCCATTGGGATTTTCATCGGCCTGATGAAATCGACCAAACGGAATTTTGGAGTCGGGTTAAAAAAGGCGAATCTTGTTGGATTTGGGTTGGCGCATTCTTTGGGGAGACCGAATGCGGAGCTTACGGATCGTTCCAGGTTCCAACCAACGGCAGGATGAATGCAAGAGGCGCGCATCGCGTATCTTGGGCATTAGCTCACTCAAGATGGCCGTCCACAAATGAACATATATGCCACCGATGCGACAACCCGGCCTGCGTAAACCCGGCCCACTTATTCCTGGGCGACCGCAGTATGAACATGCAGGACATGTGGTCCAAGGGGCGAAATGGCGGAACAGCCAAAATATTCGCTGAGCGAACGCATTGCGGAAACGGGCACCCATTATTTGGCAGCAATCTGATTGAAAGACGGAAAAATGGCAAAACGTGCCGCGCCTGTCGTGAATGCGCCCGTCAGAAAAGCTTCGCCAGCAATCGCCGCCGTCGAGGCCCGCCAAAGTCAGAAAGGCGTGATGGTGCGGGAGCTTAGTTGTTTGTGCGGTGCCCGCGAAACCGACGCCGGGCAGGAGCGGCCAAGGAAATGCTGGTTTTGCGGGGACCGCACCATGGGGCGGATTTGGGGAGTTGGGAATGGACATTGCAAAGCGAGGCCGACCGCCAGTCACGCGCGCCAGGGTGCTGACCTATTGGCGCAAGCATGGGCCTTGCAGCATCATGCAGGTGTGCCGGGTTACGGGGGCTGACCGCCGCTATGTTCAGAGAATGAAAAATATGGGGATGCTGAATTTGACCGCATAGCGCGGCGCTGTTTCATGTGTATTTGGTATGCCCGCCATGACAAACGCGGGCCGCCCTACAGACTTCACGCCAGAGCTTGGCGAGAAAATCCTAAGCTTGATGGCAGAGGGGCTTTCACTTGCCGCCGCAGCAGGTGAACTCAATATTCATCGCCAGCGTGTTTACGATTGGGCGGATCGTTACCCGGAATTTTCGGACACTGTAAACCTTGCGCGGTCCAAACGGCAGGCTTTCCTTGAGCGCAGGCTGTTGCGTGCGGTCGATGGCCCGGTTGTCACCAGCACCATTTTCGCGCTGAAAAACGCAGGGCAAGGCGACTGGCGCGACAAGGTTGAAACCGAGCACAGCGGCGAGATTACACAGAAGATCACCCGCATCGAGCTCGTCGGCGTCGATCCGCAATGAGCGCGGTCCAGATCATGATGCCGTCAAAGCTGGTCCCGGTGTTTTCCGGCACAGCAGACACGCGCGGGGCTTATGGTGGTCGCGGATCTGGCAAG